CATAGGCCGTGGCGCGGCTTGTTCCGCTTTTAGCTTGGCCGTATTGATTTGAACGCCAGACTTCGCAAGGATTTCAGCAACCTTGATTGCCAAGTCCTGCGCCATCTTATCCCGCTCACGGTCATCCTGCATATCCGCCTTTCGGGCTTCAAGCATTGCCTTTTCGCGGTCAGCCATAACCCGCGCCGAAACCTTCATTTGTTCGGCCTGCAAGAATGCCGCGTTAGGGTCAGACGCTTGCGCCCCTTGTTGCGCCTGTTGCGCCTGCTGCGCCGCCGCTGACATTAGCTGCTGTTCAATCTGCGGATTCATGGGCTGATAATACCGATCCGCGTTGTGCAAGCCGCTATGGGATAGAATGTCCGCAAGAGTGTTGCGAATGTTCGTCATCGTAACAATGCCGTTACTCGGCCCGTAGGCCTGCCAGATCCCCATCTGCGTTTGCAGGGCGTTACTCAGCGCGAACGCCTTTTCCTCGTGCTTGTTTGTGCCGATGCCGACATTGACGATCATATCCGCGTCAGCCGTCCAAGAACGCGGGTCAACCTGCACAACCTCGCCATTCAATCGGATCATTTCTTGAGGGTTCGGGTTTTGCCGACCGATCTGCACAATGATCTTGAAAAGCTGCTTCATCCCGCCTTCTGCCAGGTATCGGGCGATTAGCTCTGATACTTGATTGGCGGCCTGCACAGCGGCGTTTACGCCCTGCGCTGTCTGGGATTGGAGAACATCAGCATCAAGCCCCATGCCCGCACCTGAAACGCCTGTCTTGCCGCGAATAACCTCATCGTAATATCCGATAACGGGCATGATCGCCGTGGCCATTGTACCAACGGTAATCTCGCGCAGCATCCCCGGTTGCTTGGTGCGGATAATCGCGCCGATCTCGTTGTTCAGCACGTCATCCATGTTGACCTGATCGTCAACAGCTTCCAATCGCGGATTGTTGACCATATTCATGTTATCAATCAAGCCGCGCAGCAAAACCGTAGCTGTGTCCTGATCGTCGGTGATAATGTCCACAAGTGACCGCCCGAAAAAGGCGTGGGCCTCTGGGTCAACCTCGAACACCGCATAAGGGCAAATGTCCGCAAGTTCATAGTCAAGGATTTCGTACTTTTCAGAGGCGCAAATGAACTTGTAAAGCTTGGGAATACCCAAGCCTTCAATGTCCATTTTCATGTAAGCCTCGGTCAAGGAAATCTTGCGCATAGACGGATCGTTAGTGCTGTCGGTGTCCTCGTTCGTCCAGCCCTTGCGCTCTAGGTCTTCCTCATCATCCGTGCCGCCGTCCATAGCGCCCGCAAGGTCATAGACCGTATCAAAGTCAAAGCCCATGGCGACCACATCGCCCACGCGGGTTTCAATCGTATTGCCGCAGACATAGCAGTCATCAATTCCAGTTGCGCCCCGGTCAACAAAGAAGTCTTCCGGCGCAACAGATGCAATCTTGATTTCACCGCGCGTTGATTTGCGGCTCACCTTCATTGAATACATGGGCGGCGAAAGAACTTGAACGCCCATTTCATCAACCGATGCGTCTTGCTCAAGTTCTTCTTCCAGAACTTCAACTTCTGGATCAGACCGAATAAGGGCAACCTGATCTTCACTCAGTCCCGTATATTCATCAATTTCGGCCTCGGTGTTTTCCTCGCGCCAGACTTTGAGAACGCCGACCTTCTTTTTAAGCGCATCATCAAACGCATCAGAAAGCCGCATAAAGCCTTCGTTGCGGTCAAACACATACCGCGCGAAGTTTGTTTTTTCCTGCGCCTCTCGCGCTGAATTTGGCCCGCGCGGCGCGAACTCAACCGGGCTTGCGCTTTGCAAAAAGACCCGCATTAGCGAAGGCTTTACCGCCCGCAATGTATCCCGGCATTTTGTCGCAACAATCCTGCTGCGCCCTTCCGTAACGGGAACGTCAACTGCGCCATCGTAATAGCGCTGCGCCTTAATCCGATCCGGCGCAATTTCGCTTTCGATGAAATCGACCGCTTCTGAAATTGCCACCGTCAAGGTGCTTTGGATTTGATCGCGGGTTAGCTTCTGAGGCTTCATGGGATTACCTTTGCCCGTTCTGTCTGTTTTCGGCAGTCGCTCCGCGCGTTGCCCCTGTTGTGCCAGCGCCATAAATCGCCGTGGCAATCATATTGGCTAGCTGCGCCGATTGGCTTTCTGTCAGGTTCTGGCCTTTTATAGCCGCGTCTAAAACCCTCAAAGCCGCCATGGCTTCCGGCCCTTTTTTCTGCGTCAGGGCCTTTGCAATGTCTTGGTAAACCTTTTGACGCTGCGCCGCCGTAAATTCGCTATTCATGCCAGTGGCGGCTTGTACCATAGACTTTGTTGCATCAATTGCCTCACCCATTCCGGCCTTGCCGATAGCCCCCGGCGCTGTGATTTCTTCAATCGTGCCTTGAACCGCTTGGCGCGCTGCCGTTTTGCTGTTTTGCGCCAATGAAGCCCGAACCGTTGCGGATTGCGCGGCCTCGTCAATTTGCGAAAGAATAACGTCAGCTTCCTTGCCAAGAAGATCGCGCACCTTCTTCCGTGCGTTATCGCTGGACAGGTCAGATACAGCCTTAACCACCTGCCGAGCATCTAATGCATCCGCGCCTGGGTCCGATGCAATTGCCCGAACATCGCCAAGCGCTTTGGCAATATAACTGCGCAAGCCTTGCTTTGCCGCCGCCAATTGATCCGCCGAAGGTTTCTTTCCAAGTTCAAGGAATACGTCCTCAACCTCAGTGCCAGGGCGCAACAAGTCACGCCCAAGGATAAAGGCCCGCTCCTCTGCCAGCTTATCGCCGCCGATCTTTACCGCCGCGCCATATTCAGGAACTGTCTTTTCAACAGCGTCCCTTAGCTGACCTGCAAGCGCGTTATACCGCTGCCCCGTGCCTGTCAGCTTGCCCGTGACTTGGTTCATGTTTGCCGGGGAATAGGCCAGCGCCTGCAATGCCTTTTTCAGTTCATCAAGCTGCTGCACGTTCGGCATTTCGCGGTAGATCACGCTGCCATCCGGCGCTATTGACGCCATGATTTGCTGGTTCTTGACGCCGCGCGCCAGCATATCCGCATTAGCCTCTTTGACCGCGCTCATAATCACGTCAGGCTCAATTCTGGATAGAACATCCTCAATCGCCATGCCTTCGCCCGTGGCGTAGTTTATCGGCGTTGAATACGCCAAGCCATAAGCCTCTGTTCGCGGCACTCTGCTGGCCTCTGCAATGGTGTCCATGGCCGTCTTTGGCCCTAGTGGCGCTGGCCCTAGCGTGGCGTCAAGAGTGGCGTCTACGGCCTGCCCTGTGCGCGCCATCCGACCCGTGACTGCCTCGGTCACATCTTGCCCTGCCCTGCCCCCAGATTGCGCAGACGCATCAAGCAAAGCCTGCGCTGCGGGGCCAGCATCAACAAGCATCGCCTCCTTGCCAGCCTTGCGAAGTGCGGCTTCTGCCGCTTGAATATCGCCGCCTTGGTCAAAGGTGTTTTTAATCACCTTCGCCGCATCTTCTGAAATTCCGAACTCCTTGCTGATCGTGCCGATGTCGCTGCGCCGAAACCGCCCGATGACATTTTGCGCGGCGTCACCGACGATAGGGCCAAGCCCGCCCAGAATCCCGCCAAACGTGCCGCCAATGGCCGCAGACCCTCCGGCTTGCTCCAGCCTGTCCTGCCCGTCTGTGCCTTCACCGAAGCCATATACAAGCCCCTCAGTGGCCCCCGCAGCAGAACCAGCCGCAAGCCCGCGCGCAACTCTGGAAAGCCTTGAACCTTGTCCGATAGCGGACCCGACCGCGCCACCGATAGCGGGGCCAGCCGCAGCCGCAGCAGCACCGCCGCCCAGAAGCCCGCCAGCGATATTAAGCCCCAGCGTTTCGCCGGGTTTTTCGCGCTGCATTGCGCCAGTCAATGCCCGTGATCCGGCTGTCGCCTGCGGCCCGAATACGCCCATCGCCTCATCAACATATGAGCCAACAAAAGGCGTACCCCGTGCAACCTCGTTTACCCGCGCAGAAATCGGGTTTTGCTCAATGATTGATTGGTCAATGGATTGCTTAGAAACATCGCCAGCCGTTTGCCCGCCCAAAACCTTTTCAATCGCTGCGGGGTCTGTCGTGCTGTACCCCGGCGCGACTAGGTATTTCTGCCCATTTGACCGCTGGAAAACCCGCACATTACCATCCCCGCGCGCGATAATGCGCGGCATGGTTTGCCAGCCTGCCTTTGCCTTATCCAGCGCTTCGGCCTCGGTCTTGGCGTCAACTTCAACCTCGAAACCGTCAGGCGTTTTGATTTGGAACTTGCCCAATTAATCAATCCTTCCCGTCACGCTGAAACCATTGCTTGAAGGCTGTGCGCCCGATCCGATTGGCCCGCCGTAATATGCGCGGCTTGCAATTGGATCGTTTTCAATCTTGCTCATGATATTCTTGATCGTCATCAAGTTTTCCTTGAGCGTTGCCGGGTCCGAACTCTGCTGGATGCCACCATAAGCGCTAATCAAAAGATCAAGTTCCCGCTCTGAAACCGCGCCAAGTGCGCCGCCCGTCTTGCTGGCCTCTCGCATTTTCTGCAACGTGTCAAAGGCAACAGCCGATTGGATTGCAGCCAATTCGTTCTTGAATGTCACGGCCTCCTGATTAACGCCCAGTCCGCCAAGGGCCGATCCGATAATCCCGGCCTCCGGCAGATTGAAGATGCCGCCTTTGTCCATCATGCCGACAAGCCGATCAACCGACCGCCCGACCGTGCTGGCCTTGATGCCTTGCCCGGTGTCCGCCTGTTGCACTCGCTGCGTTTCCGCTTGGCTTGCCGCTGCCGCCGCCGCCTCTTGCGCCTTTATTTCCCTTTCGGCTGGCCCACCTGGAATTGGCTGCATGGATTTAGCGCCCGTCTGCGGATCTTCCACAAGCTGCCATCCTGCCGGAATGTTGCCCATGTTTTCAATGTTGACGCTTGTCCCGCCGCCGCCGATTGCCGTGATTTTGTTATCAGGACCAATGTTGAAAAGCTTCTCAGCATCAGGCCCGGTCAGGCCAAGTTCGGATCCTCGCGCAGTGCGATAGCCGGGTTCCTGCGGCTTCATGCGGCCCATCTGCGCAGATACAGCCGCGCCGGGATCAATAGCGCCTGTCATAAGAGCATCAGCAAGATCAGCCGCGCCGTTATTGCGCAGCCATTCAACGGTCTTATTCATCGTTGCCGCTTGCTGCTTTTTGCCATCTACTGTTTTGCGCTCATCC